CGACGCGGGCCATGCCTTCGCGATCTCGTAGACCGCGTCGATCCTGGACTCTCCCCATGTCATCGAGGGGCACCAGCGATCAACGAGGCCGGTGTCGATCACGACGCCCATGTGCCCGCCGACCAGGCGACGGATCTCGGATGCGAGCGTTCCGTTCCACATGGGGGAAAGCGGCGTCGTTAGCCTGTCCTCTTCGAGGCGGTGCATCAACGATTTGCCGGTCACCCGCACTGTCGAAGGCCCCGGATCGACTGATGTGATGATGAATCGTCCGAGTTGGACGTCCCACCATCCGCCGCCGGGGATCACCGACGCGATCGTCAATGAGACGTGGAGCGTCTGACCGAAGCACGCGAGCGGGTGTGACGGGTCCGTTGGATCCCAGTCCCTCCAGGACTCATCCTCACTCGCCGACCCGACGCGCGGGACTGTGAGCGAGAGCGAGCCCTGCACCTGCTGAGTCGCGTCCCAGGAGACCGAGCCGTCCTCGACGGGTACCTCACCGAGATACTCGTCGCCTAGCCACGACTCGACCGTCGCCTGCAGCGTGTACGCGGAGTGCAGTAGGTCGTCTGGGATGCGCGCGTCCGGGCCGGTCAGGCTCATCTCTCCTCCTGCCAGATCGTGCGATCAAAGCCCTCCCACGTGAGGCGGCGCGCGTCGAGCGCCTGCCACGTGATCGCGCGACCGTCGAAGTCAGCCCACGTCGAGAGAGCGAGGAGAGTCGATGCCTGCGGCAGGGACGTGATCGTGCCCTTGATCGTCCATGTGCGCTCCGCGACGTCGATCCTTGGGGCGCGCTCCATCGAGACGGATGTCGGTGACATGAGCGTCACGAGGGCGACGTCGCACACGCCTGCCTGGCACTGCACGCAGTGCTCAGGGTTGTGGAACAGTGCGACTGGGGTCGGCGTGCCCAGCAGGAGATCGAGCGCCGGAGTATCCCGCCGGTTCGTGCGCGCCGTCAGCGAGACGGTGCCCGCGCCCATCGTCGGCGCATACACCATGACCGGCGTCGGCCTTCCGGGCACCTCGTGCTCGGTGACTCTCATCTTCTTCTCGCGCTGATCGGTCCCCTGCCAGAGCAGGTTGACCGGCATTTTGCCTGCCGTATCCGTCATGAGGGACAGTCCGCGCCAGCGGCGCACGACCGGCGATGACTCCACCTCGACGCCCCGCGACGTCGTCAGCCTGTACCGGAACTCTGTGTTGATCGGCGCGAGAGAATCGCCGATCACCCGCTGCTCGCCTGTTCCCGTCCACACGCCCGCACGGGGGATCCACTTGAAGCCCGTCGCGGCGACGCCTTCGACGTAGCATGCCGTGCCCGCAGGTGCGAGCGCCGCCGGGATGACGACCTGGACTCGCGGGGCCTGGCCGTCCTCGACGACCGCGACCGGCTCCCGTGTCATATCCAGCGCGGCCTCAACCTCGCGCGATGTAGACAGACCCTTCGAGCCCGTCCACTGGTGAGTGATCGCGCGCTGGGTGTAGCCGATCCTCTGCTGAGGTGTGTCCCCGTCGAAGAAGGCTGCAGCGTCAGCGACAGCCTCCTCGACGGTCGCCGCCGCAACGATCATCACGTCGTCCAGGTGTAGCCACCCTGGCTTGTTATCGCGCGCGCCCGAGGTGTAGACCTCGAAGCGCACGCGCGCCTGAGTGGCGCCCGCCGGGGCCACGTGGACCCACGTCGGACGGTCGCCCTCCGCGCTCGACGCGAGCAGCAGCGGCGCGGGCGCTGCCTGACTCCGGCCCGCGACCGTCCACTCGACGCGGACAGCGAGGCCAATCCCAGGACTCGTGCGAACAAGCGCCGACACAGCCAACGCCTGCCCCGCCGAGACCGGGACCGGGGACACGCCAGGCGTAGCGACCTGACCCTGCAGCTGCGCGGGCACGTCGACCACCAGATAGGTAGGTGACTGCCGCTGGTGCCCGCCCCACGCAGCAGTATCAGACGCGATCCGGAGCGACGACGGCGCGTACCTCGACCACCCGTTCGTGCCGTAGGCAAAAGATGGGTTAGGGCAGAGGTTTGTCCGCGTCATCATCGGCTCCTTCCTGCGAGCTGCTTCCTACGAGCGAGGACACCCGCGCTAATCCCCTCGACGTGCGCGCGGAACCGCACGCCGTCATCAAGGACCAGATTGACCTGGGCACCCTCCAGCGAGACCCCAGCACCCGCGCCACTAGCCGCGAGCGCGGACACGTCGGCCCACTGGCGGGCGGTGAGGATCGCTTCGCGCTGGCCGGTTTGGTTGACTGCGGCGGTGACTCCGTCGGGGAGCCAGCCTCCACGGTCGTACTTGCGTGCGCCGCCGTAACGTCCGACCGAGGGAGAGCCCCAGATCGCAGTCTTGCGAGCACTCAAGCCTGGGCGCGGCTCCTCGATCATCTGGCCGTTGCCCGCGTAGACGGCGACGTGCCAGGCTGGGGATCCCCAGTAGAGGAGGTCGCCGGGTGTCGCCGATCCCCAGGGGACGGGTGTCGAGCCGGACTGGTATCCGGCGGCGGTCAGGCGAGGCCAGCCGAGGCCGAGCTGTTGCGCGGCCCAGTAGACGAGGCCGGAGCAGTCCAGGCCGGGCGGGATGCCCGATCCTCCCCAGACATATGGGACGCCCATGAGAACGGCCTTCATGGCTGCGCCGACGAGGCCCGCGCCGCCCGAGAGACCGGACTCGTTCACCTTCGAGGTGAACAAGGACTTGAGGCCGTCGAACAGCATCGGCGGGATACCGTACGCCACGGACTCCCAGAAGCTACCGTCCTTCGGGGACAACAGATCGCGCGCCGGCTTGATGACCAGGTTCGCGATTGCTGCAGCGGGATCTGTGACGATCTCCGCGACCGCCTCCGTGGTCTCCTTGACCCAGTCAAGGGCACCGGAGAAGCCGCCCTTCACAGCGTTCCAGATGCCGCCGTCAGCGAAAGCGACTTCGCCGCGGCGGCGCCCTGTCTCTCCGACGGTCGCGAGGCCGGAGCCGCGCGAGGCGTTGACCCTGTCAAGCCAAGGCTTCCCGCCGAGAGCTCGCAGCGCGTCAGGACGGATGATGCCCTCACCGCCGGACAGACGAAGCGCGCCGCCACCGTCCGGCGAGAAGAAGTGGTAGATGTCCTTGCCCGGGGAGTACCCGGGCGTCATGGTGGAGAAAACGCCGCCGGTCGCGTAGGCCGGAATCGCCTTGACGTCGGGGAGCCGGACAGAGAGGCCAACCTTCGCGGCGATCGTATCGAAAGCCGCCTTAATGCCGTCACGATACACCGTCGTGATGACAAAATTGATGGGCTTTGCTGCGGCGCCCTTGACCTTCTCGAACACAGACTCGACCGACTGACGGAACGACTCGAAAGAGTCCTTCATGCCGCCGATAGCGTTCTTGATCGCGGGGAAAACGACGTCGATCAGGACGGAGGACGCGACCTGTACCGCCGACGAGATTTGATCCCAAACCGGCTTGATGACCGAGTCGTACAGCCACGTGAATGTGGGGCCGAGCGTCGAGGAGATCGCGCTGCCAATCGCAGAGAAGATCGGGGACAAAATTCCCCAGACCGTCTGGATCGCCGAGCTGATCCCATTCCAGGCCGTCGTCACTGTTGTCCATAGACCCTGGAAGGCTAGGCCGACCGAGCCTGAAATAACCGTCACCAGCAGATCGAAAAGCGGATACAGGACGTTGTTCCACACAGCCATGATGAACGTTGAGACGTTCGTCCAGACCGGCTCCACCACATCCTGCCAGAAGCTCCACAGCGCGGGCATGAGCGTGTCACGGAAGAAGCCCGCGAGCGCCTGCAGCGCCGGGTAGACGATCGCCCAGGCCGACTGCGCCGAGGACGCGAAGCCCTCCCACAGCGGCTTGACCACGTTCTCCCAGAGGGTTTGCAGGACAGGCCAGATGACCCGGGACACGATGGTCCACAGGGCCATGAGGGTAGGTCGGATGACGGCGGTCCAGGCGAGCGCGAGGCCCGAGCCGATCCCCTCAAACAGCGGCTGCAACACAGTCGACCAGAGGTTCTGGAGGCCCGGCCACAGCGTTCCGCTGATCCAGTCCCACGCCGCCTCAAGGGACGGCTTGATCTGCTCCGTCCACGCCCTGTAGGAGATCTCGCCGACCGCGAGGAGCGCGTCCCTCAGCGTGAAGAAAAAGTCCACGAGCGCCGAGTCCTCTTCGAGGCCGAAGAGATTGCCGTCGTAGTCGCCTGTGGTGAGGATGCCCCACGCCGACTCGATAGACGGCACGAGAGTATTCTTCGTGTAGTCGACGAAAGCGTCGACCACGGGCGTTACGTTTGTCGTCCAGAACTCCGCGATACCCGCACCCAGGGCGTTAATGGCGTTCGCCACGTCCTCGTTGGTGTTATACAGGTAAATGAGTCCTGCTACGAGTGCGCCGATAGCCACGACCGCAAGCCCGATGGGGTTCGCGGCCATAGCGGCGTTGAGCCCCTCCTGCACGAGCGTTGTGTTTTTAATCCACTCGATCACGGTCGTGAGCACGGAGAAGCCCCAGTAGGCGGCGACCGCGACCCCGACACCCTCACCCAGGGCGACCAGCAGGTCTTTGTGCTCCTTGATCCACCCGAAGGCGTCGGAGAACATGTCGGAGAGCCAGCCCATGAAGTCCGTAATCGTCGGCTTCATGTAATCGATCAGGTCTTTAAAGCCGCCCATGAGTGTTGCCTGCAGGTTGCCGGCGGCATTTTCTATACGGCTCGTGTCGCGCGCGGCGTTCGCCGCGACCTCATCGAAACCGAGGCTCAGCAACGCTTCGTTGAATTCCTCTGCGCTGATCTGGCCCTGGGTCATAGCGTCCCTGAAATTCCCTGTATATGCGCCAGCGTCGAGGAGGGCCTTCTGGATCTTGCCGGACGCACCGGGGATCGCGTTCGCGATCTGATTCCAGTCTTGCGTTGCCAGCTTCCCAGCGCCGTTGACCTGCACGAGGGCTAAGCCCACTTGCTTGTACGTCTCAGCATTGCCGCCTGCGACGGCGTTGAGGTTGCCCGCTGCTTCGGCGAGCTTGTCGAAGTCCTTGACGCTATTCGCCGCGAGCTGCGACGTAATGCCCTGAATATCCGAGAGATCGTAGACGGTCTCATCGGCGTATTTCTGCGCTGCGGCTCCCAGCTCCTCGATCCGATCCGGATCAATACCCGCGAAATTCAGCGTGTCCGCGAACTTCTGTGTCGCGTCTGACGCGGCGATAGCCTCGGAGACGAAGCCGCCGATGCCGACGGCTGCGGCCATTGCCGCCAGGGGTGCGATCGCGTTCTGCGCGAAGCCAGCCATAGAGGAGAAGCCCGAGCCAGCCTCGCGCGTCCCCCTAGCCGCTCGCTCCGCTGCCTGCGCGGCCTCGTCGAGGTCACGCGACGCAGACTCGACAGGGCTGCGGCTCCGGCCCGCCTCGGCACCCATCGTGGTAAAGCTGCGGCCCGCACCCTCTGCAGCCTTCTGCATGCCTCCTGTCGAGGCCTGCATGCTCTTCGTCATCTTGTCGACGCTGTTTTTCGCCTCAGTGGCAGCAGCGTCGATAGGCTGACTGATACTCTTGGCGACCTGCGCGCCGGAGGAGCCGACTCCTGAGCGCAGGCCGTTCGCCAGATCCTTACCGGCGTTCTGCCCGATATTGGGTAGCTGAGCCTTGGTGTCGGCCTCGACGGCCTTGAAAAACCCCTTCATGGAGGGAACCACGTCGACGTACAGTGTGCCCGCCTTGTAGACGCCTGCCATGCTGGGTTCCTCTCTGCAGTTATTCTGTGTCGTCCTCCCAGTTCGGGAGGAGGGCCTTCATGGCTTCATCTCGGAAGCCGTGAAGGTGATCGGTGCGTGCATCCTCGAGTGCGAGCTCGACCGCCGAGACCGGACGCGGATAAGGCTCCTTATGACCGAAGGCGCCGGCCACAAGATCGAAAATGTCCTGCAGGAGGCGCACGACCGGTGTCTGCTCACGCATCCGCGCCTCGGTGTCGTCGGCTGTCGCTTCCGTTTCTGCGACGCTTCGCGCGATCTCCTCGAAGGTGTCCGGGTCGTTGAGGATCGCGACGGTCGTCCTGCTCGTCGATCCGAGGCCGTCAATGAGGGCGAGCAGGAATCGCCAGCGGCGAGCGCGGAACAGGGCCGGTGCATCCCAGCCCTGCTCCGCTAGATCAGAGATGATCTGCCTCTCGTACCGACTCAGTCGGTCGTAGAGGCGTTGCCTTCCCCCGCGTCGCCCAGCATGCCCTGATAATGCTCGGAAGCCTGACGGATCAGGATGCCAAGCTGACGCATATTGAGCTTGCTGAGCAGGAGCTCCGCATCCTCGGCGGTGAGCCAGGTGCGGATCATCTGCGTCGGAGCTTTTGAGGACTCCATCGCTGCCATGAACTTTTCAGCGGCCTCGGGCGTGAGGCTCAGCGGATCCGGGAAGGCAATGACCTGGCTCCCGATCCCGAAAGTGAACGGCGCCGGGGCCGCAGCCTTCTCCAGCTTCGCAAGAGCATTGAACGTGAACGTGGGCTGAGCCTTGTCAGACATGTGTGATCTCCTAGTTATTTGTCTGGCGGTTTATTACTTGTTGAAGGTGGGAGGCGCGGGCAGCGTCGGCTTCTCGCCGCTGTCCTTCGAGTCGTCGATGACCTCCCAGCCCTGCGAGAGGAGCTGCGTCTGCTCGACCGCAGAGTCGGTCTCGCGCTGCAGCTTGATCGTGTTGCCGTCGTCGGCCTTGACTTCCTTCGTGAACTTCATGTGCGGTCCTATCCGTGAGGCGATCTCCATTAGGTGAGGTGTGACGGGCGGGCCGGAGGGAGATCAACTCCGGCCCGCCCGAGATCGAGACGCTCAGTTGGCCTGCTCGAAGCCGATCGCGTCGCGATGACGGATCGCGGCGCTGCCGCCGATGTAGTGACGGCAGGACGTACCTGCCGTCTCATCCATGAACGCAGCGAACTCCAGATCGAACTGGATCGCGTCGCTGGCCGCCCACTTCTCGTCCGGCAGGGACGAGAGCTTCACACGCGGGTAGCAGCGACCGACGATCCACTCGTCGGCGGCGGGTCCGTCTGCCATGACCATCAGGAGACGGTACTCAGCGAGAGCCGGGGTCGCGGCCTCGTCGAAAACGATCTCACCCGTGGTCTTGGACGCCTTGGTCTCCGAGAGATCGATGCCGTAGACCAGCTGCTGAATGGTCTTGCGGATCGGCTCAAGGACCGTGAACTTCACGGTCTTAGGCGCCTTGGTGAGGTCGGTGCGGACAGCCTCGGCATAGCCGAGCGCTTCCACGTCCTCCGTGTTTGCGTCGGCGGAGTTGGTAATGCCGTCGGTCGTGATGAGACCCAGCGGGAGGAAGTCCGTCGGGATCTCCTTGAGGGCGCCGCCCGCGTCGGTGATCGCCTCCGGGACAGTCGCCGTCATAGGTGCCAGGAACGCGAGCGCGTTCAGGCCCTTACGGACGTTGGTCGTGCGATTGTGCTTCTTCTTGAGGGCTTCGATGGTGGTCATGCGAGCCTTCCCTTCATGTCAGTTGATGTCATTCTGAGATGGGCCTGTGCGTGACCGTGGCCGTCATATGGACGACCTCGACAGCCTCAAAATAAGGCTGCACGCCCAGGGTTGAGTCGACCTCCACCGCATCTACCCAGCCGCGAGAGCCAGCGACCGGACGGACGCTGAGCGCACCCTCGATCTGGTCCGCGAGCGCGGATGCGCCGACGTCGGCGGGAGAGGCCGGTGTCTTTGCGTAGATGGAGATGGAGATCGTGTCGTCTCGGTCGTAGTCCCCCGGCTGGGTTTGTATGAGCGAGACGTGTGCGAGTGGGAGCGGCCCGTCGGTGAAGCCGGGTTGCAGGACTCGTGCGGTTGGGATGCCGGTCGCCGCGGTGATTGCATCGCGGATGACCTGGACTGCGTCGGTGTATGTCATGAGCGTCGCTTCCTCTTAGACTTCGAGCCGATCAGCTTGCCGAGTGTGTGCGCGCCCGGTACTGGGTTCCCGGCTTTGCTTCGGTGGCCGAATTCCACCGCGAGCGCGTGTCGGGCGTCGTTGTAGACTCTGCCGACGTCTCGTACAGGCCCGCCTTGGTAGAGCGGGGCTTTCGTTGTCTCTGCTTTGTATGAGTCTGCTAGGTGCCCGCCTTTGTCCGATGAGCCGCGAGGTGCGGCTGCGGCTGCGGCGGATCTGAGCTGCTCTGCTTCCTTGAGGAGTGCTGGCGCGAGGGCTCCGCTGCGTAGGAAAGCGTCGATCGCTTGCGTGTCGCGCTTGAAGCCGCTCACGTCGTCACCTCCGTTTGATGGTCACGGCCACGCCGCGCGGCCAGGGCGAGGGGTTGGACTCGACCTGCCATTTCCCGCCGAGCGGATGGGCACGCGGGACGACGATTGTGTCGCCGACCTTGAACTGCGCGTCCGGCGGGGCGTACAGCGTGGCCTGATCGTCCGACTGTTCCGACGTCGGCAACTCCAGGAGTCCCGGGACCGTGAACGCGCCGGGTGCGATGAGGCACCCGGGGATGAGACGCTCTGTACCGTCCTGCACGAGGTAGCCGTCCGCGTCGCGTCGCGTGCGGCCTTCTACCTGTACCGGGGTTCGCCACTTCTGCATCATCAGGACTCCTCCCGTGATGCGAGGAGGTCGATCTCGAGTGCGCGGCCACGGCCTGCGCCGAAAGCCCGGCGCTCAGCCTTGGTGAGATAGAGGTCGCCCGAGGGGTTCGCGAACGTCAGCTGCTGCGAGAACGGGCCGGTCGTCTCGGTTGCTGCTGAGATTCCCGTGAGACCTTCGTCAGCGAACGGCGCTGTCATCGCGCGCTTGACGATCGCGCAGATGACCCGGATGCGAGTGCCCGAACTGGCGGTCTGCCAGTTCGGGCACTCGTCCATCACGAGACTTTGCGCGTCCTCGATGAGCATGCTCACGCGCGCGCGTTCAGCGTCTGTCAGCGGTCGCCAGCGGGCCTCCAGGTCTCCTGGTGTAGCCCACGGTTCCATCTCAGGCCGCTGCTTCCTTGACGAGGGCGAAGCGGTCGGTGAACACGTACCAGGCGTAGACGGTCTCAAGGCGCAGAGCCACCTGGTTCTTGCGCTTGAGATCTCCCTGTCCGTCAGGGTCGCCGAACTGGATCAGCTCGACGGGCAGCTGGCGCTGGATACCCCAGCGGACACCGTTCGTGAAGTCGCCGACGATCGCGCGTACCTTGGTGTCGGTCGCCTCGGGGGTCGCGGAAACGGTGTTGCCCTGAGCGACCGGGACGCCGAGGAACTCGGAGACGTTCGTGCCGAAGCCCAGCTGCGGGTAACGCTGATCGGAGGTGTCGCCCGCGCCGTCCTTACGGCGCAGCTCCGAGAGCGCCCAGGAGAACTTCGGGTCGAAGGCAGCGCCCGTGACCATCGCCGGGTTCGTGCCGTTCACGACCTGACCGACAGCAGCGCGGAAGGCGACGTCGGCCTCAGCGGTCTTGCCCTTCATTTCGACGACCTTCGTCGACGCGGCAGCGAAGTTCGTCCACGACGCGACCTTCACGCCCGTCAGAGGGTTAATCGCGTGGTAGAGGCCGAGGTCAAGAGCGCGAGACAGTGCCTCAGCGCCGGCCTGTGCCAGCTCGTCGAGGACGCCGAGCTGGTAGTCCTCATCAGCCCACATGACCTCTTGAGAGAAACGCATAGTGACCTGCGCCTTGTGGGGCGCGACAGACACGGACGAGAACGAGCCCGTGGTCGATGCCTTATCGGCGCCCTCCTCGACGAACTCCGCCTTCGGCAGGTTGTCGAACACGATGATGTCCTGCTTGCCGAAGCGCATCGGCTTCTGCTGCGAGAGCAGAGCGACAGTCGACAGGGACTGAGACTTCTTGACCATGCCGTCCGCAATCTCGCGGGGCAGCAGCACGGACGTATTGGTTGTGTTGAAAATAGCCACAGTTGGCTCCTTCCGAGAAATGAGAGATTATTTCGAGCCGAAAAGCTCCTGCGCGAAAGCGCGGCGAGCCGAATCAGCGTCGGAGACACTCGGGGTTGCCCCCTGCGTCGGGATCACAGGCACCGAAGGCCGCGCCTTCAACGCCGCCGCGAGCGCGGAGGCGTGTGCGGCCAGTTCGTCCTTAGTCGAGCCGCGCAGCAGGTCGGCGGGGACTCCGACTTCCTGTGCGACGTCATTGCGGATCTTGTCGAGCGCCGCCTGAGCGTCGATCTGCGAGAGGCGCGCCTCGGCTTCGGCGAGCTTGCTCGCTGCGGCCTTGAGGTCGTCATAGTCGGCGAACTTTTCGCGCTCGCGAGCCAGTCGCGCGCCGATGACCTTGTCCAGTTCCTCCTGCGTCGTGATCGGCGTGAAGGCGTGACGGCCAGCGGTCGGGGCCGGGGCCTGGGTATCGGTCGCTTCCGTTGCGGTGGCTTCGGTGGTGTCGGTGTTGGTGTCGGTGGTGTGCATGGTGTCTCCTGGTGTCCGTACTTGTGTGGCGCCCGTCGGCGCTCATGGTTCCGCGATTTGCCCCTCGCGTAGGGGAAACTCAGCGGCCGTCAGATGCTTTTTCTGTCGGCGTTTTGCGACCGCCGGATCGCTTGCGCGTGTCCTCCTCGAACTCTCCGGCGTCGTACCGCTTCTTGATCGCCTCGGGGTCATAGCCCGCGATGTTTGCGGGCTTGCTGGCCCATGAGGGGACGACCTGGCAGTCGCAGTGCGCGTGGTATCGGTCGAACGCGCCGGCGGACTTTTCCGATGCGTAGATCCATCCGCGAGACGCGAGCATCATGCAGAACGAGCAGGTGACTGCTCCGGTCGGGACGCGGGCGAAGCTGACCTTCGCGGGATCCTTCGCCGCGGCGTCTGATACCGTCTGCCGAGCTGAGTTTTTCACCCAGCTCTCCGTCGATTCAGACAGCGCCTCCAGCGAGGCCTCAGCGTCTCCGGTGCTCGCCAGTGGGTTTAGGGCGCTGCGGATCCTTGCATGCACCGCCTCGATACGAGGCAACGGCGCGGGCTTCGGCGTGTAATCGCCGCGAGCGCCGGCAGCTCGTCGCAGGCGTTCGTACCACTCGACGGCGAGTTGCCCGCCGACGTTGCCGTATGCCTGCACGAGCTGAGGGAGGAAGTCCTCCAGTGCTTCGCGGCATGCGACGACGTCGGTCGTGTCGAGCGTTTTCCAGAAGCGCTCAAGGTCGCGTCTCGCGAGGCGTGCGCATTGCTTCTGGGCTTTGGCGAACTGCGTGATCTCTTTCCTGGTTCTTGACACGCGGTTCGCCTCTTCCCGTTACTTTGCTTCGAGCTTGTCTGCGTCTGCTTCGGGCATGCGCAGGGATACGGGGACAGCGCCGGTAAAGCGCAGGTCGTCGAGGCCGAGCCTCAGCGCTGCATCTTGCGGCTCAATGCCTGCGCGGATCGCGACGCCGAGCGCGTCGAACTTGGCTTTCAGCGCGACGGGATCCTCAGCTCCCCCCCCCCGCTTCCTGCGTCTGCTGTTCGGGAGCGGCGGGCGATTCGAGGGTGCCGGCGCCAGCGAGACGTTCGAGGAGCGACGCGGCCTTGCCGGGCGCGTTCTCCGCTCGGACCTGCTCGATCTCCGCCTGCGTGAAGCCGGCGCGCCGCAGGCCGACTGTCGTCGTCGCGACGTCCGGCAGCGCGGATGCGATCTTCGCGATCACGTCCGCGCTTGCCTGCGGGCTCACGTAGCGGGTCGGCGTGTAGTTGATCGCCATATCCCACGATTCCTCGGGCGGGGCCGTGAGTCGGTCGCGGATCATGAGGACGTCTTGGAGGAGGCGACGCAGCGCTGGCGTGAAGATACGCCACTGGTAGTCGGCCTCGTCGGACAGCTGGTACTCAGCGGCCTGCATGGCCTCCGCCGACGCCGGGTTATCGCCGAAGATACCGACCGTGCTCATCGGCAAGTTCGTCGCGGCGCAGAAGTTCTGCGCGAGCTGACGATACATCGCGAGATGAGGTTCCATCGACAGCTGCGTGAACTGGCCGACCGACGGCGTTGCACCTTCCTCATTGACCGTGAGAGCGAGCAGACGGCCCGTGATCGCCGACCACCGCTCCATACCTGTAAACGCATCCTCGGACGCGCCGAGGACGTACCGCTGCGGGCTGGAGAAGAATTCAGCGCCCGTCTCGGCGCGCATCAGCGTGCGCACCGCCGCGTCCGTCAGGTACCGGACCTCGGTCGTAATCCGCGAGCGCCCGAACGGTCGTCCGAGCTGCGGGTCATAGACCAGCGGCTCGACGAGCACGCGGCCCGTCGGGTTCTCCATCCGCTCAAGGTGCCAGGCCGCAGAGCCGGGCTGGCGAGAGAAATGAATGATGAATGAGCGCGTGTACATCGTCGCGCCCGTGATCGTGTTCTCGTACTGCTCCGTGCCCTCAGCGGTCGAGGCCTCTAGAGCGAGCGCTGCCTCCAGCGTGCGCGTGCGCTGATCCCACAGGGCCGTTGTCCACTTCGCGTCGCGCGCCTGGATCATGACGGGCGGCTCGCCGCGCGTCACGTCACCAGCTGCGACAGTCAGGAACGAGACCGAGTGCTTGTACGCGCTCGTGATCGCCTGCGCGAGCTCCGTCTCGAATTCATTGCGCGCGAGAAGCCCGGCCAGGTCGTAGGTGTCGGTCAGACCACCGACGGTGTAGCCCTCGAAAACGTGCTTCCGTGCGAGGGCTTGCACGGCCTTCTGGGGCCAGCCGAGAGCGGCGCGCGTGCGCTGCATCTGCGGCGGGATAGAGATGCCGAGATCCTGGAAGGCTCGATGCCCCTCGTAGTACACGTCGAGCAGCGCGTTCTTCGACTGCTTCGCCGTGATCCGATCCTGCATGAGGCGCAGCTGGCTCTTCTCAGTTTCAGTCAGCCCCGGCAGCGCCGGGATCCTCGTCAGACTCATAGGACGATCGCCCTCCTTCCGGTTTTCCCTTTAGGCCTACGCCTCGTGGTCTTGGCCGCGTGCAACGCCGCCGATACCGCCTCTAGCGGTGTCTCATCCCCGTCTGGGGTCGAGGCCGACCAACCATACGCGCCGTCTCGTCGGCGAATCTGCCGGTCCACGACAGCCACCGAAGCGTTGAGCGCGTCCTCCGGCTCTCCCGCCGGGTGCGTCACCTGGCCAGCTCGCAGCCCCTCAAAGAGCAGCCCGCAGGCCTCGAAATACTCGCCAGTTGTCATGATGTGGACGAGGCGTTTCGGCACGCCTCGCATGTCCAGCGCGTCCGACAAAGCAGCCGCGCCAGCACCGCCGAGAAGATTGATCTGCGCCGTCCTGTCGACGCGCTCGGCAAGCCATTCCGCGAGCGCCGACACGCCCGCAGCGGTAGACCCCGTATAGGTGTCGATTGCGTTCACGTGGAAGCGCGCGGACGCTCCCGTGCCTTCCTTCATCGCGCCCGCGAGCGCCATGCGCTTACCGTCGGCGCTGAAAGACACGCCGAACGAGCGGATGCCGTCCTCCGGCGCGTCTGCGACGGAGGCATCCCACGTCGCGGAGTCGATCGCGCGCGAGGCTCCAGCGTTCGCCGGCCACATTCCCAGGCGCTCACGCTTGAAGCCTTCTTCGTTGAGCGTGCGACGCTCGTTTTCGACGAACGCAATTTTCATGCGTCCCGCCGTGATCGCCGGGTTCGTCGCGATCCACACGCCCTTATCGTCGAGGTTGACAGGCCCGTCCGGGTCCGCCGACCACTCGTGCCAGCACATCGGTCCGGGATGCTCCGAGAGGCCCTGTGCGCGCTGGCGAGTGAACACGGCGCCCGATGCGTTCGGACCTGGCGGCGTGCCCGTGTAGAGGATCTGCGAGTTACCGAGGTCGCCAGCCGAGCCCGTCGAGAGCATGGCCTCGATAGCGTCCTCAGTCAGCTCCTGCGCCTCGTCGAAAACGATCACGTCGGCTGTAAAGCCACGACCTGACGACTTCGAGCGGGCGATGACTCGCAGCTCTGCGCCGTTCGTGAGCGTGATCGATTCCTGGCCGTTGACGTTACGGACGTTCGTCACGAGGCGGTTCAGCTCGGGGAAGTCTGCCGACTCGTCGTTCGCCTTATTCCCGAAGAAATGCTTGAAGCGCCTGTAGTGCGCCTGCGCTGTTTTGACCTCGTGCGCGGAGTGAAGGATCTTCTCTCCGAGGAGCACCATGCCGAAAAGCTCGCGGATCTCCAGGAGCGCGTTCTTCCCGTTCTGGCGCGGAACGGACAGGCCGCAGGTCATGTGCTTCCACTCGTCCTTTGTGGACGCGGCCAGCCAGTCCTCGAGGACGAGATTCTGCCAGGGGTCAGGGGTCAGCCCGAAGTTCGCGGCGAACTCGCCGGCGATGTCCCCGAAAGTCTTTGCTCTACGCTTAGCGGCGACCCGCACCCGAGGCGTTTGACCGTCGCCGTGCGAGCTGGTCCTGGAAGTTGACAACGTTGTCTCCCTCCTCCTTCGACTCGACTACAACAGCCGGGCCGGCCAGCTCAGAAATCAACGCCCGCGCCTCACGAATCAACGGCGCCCGCTTGTCAAACTCGGCATACTCAATCGACTGCAACGTCGCGTCCAGCAGCTTTGTGCGCTGCGCGCGAGCATCAAATGCCGGAACCTCCGGCTCCTTCTTCGCCGCGGCCTTCTTCGCCGAAGTCTTACGCCCGCGAGCGCTCGATGCCTTCGCCTTCTTCTCAGCCAATTCCAACCCCCTACTCCCGGGCGAAACCGCCGAAAACGCCTACCGTCTATCCCAGATGCCCCATAAACACGCCAGGCGAGCCGCCCCTAAACGAAAACCCCCAGCCACCGTTTTTGCGCGAAACCCCCGAAAATAACGGG